AATGTCAACCTAGTATTGCCCGGAACTGCCATAATGCAATCCTCCTATTTTAAAGTTCTACGAAATCCTCAAAGAGACTTACTGAGTCATCTACATGACCTGTCGCTTGAAGACGCTTCATTTGAGCATTACGTTTGCGGCTAGTAGATTCTTTTTTATCATTTCCCTTTCCAGACTTTGCAACCTTCGGTTTGTTTTTTGTTTTCTTAGCTTTGATATTTTGAGTTTTAGACTGCATTTCCTCAAAGGCTTTAGCTTGCAACAAAACCAAAACAGATCGGTGATCCGCCAACTGGGATACCTCTTCAGCAGAAAACCCTTTCGATAAAGCAAAATCTCTTAAACCACCAGCTATTTCTGCTTTTATCTTGGGGTCTCCCCATTGAGGTATAATCTCAACCATCTTTGCGTGCTCATCTGCAAGTGACTGCTGCATCATGTGAGCTTGTTCTTGCTCCTGTTGGTGCATTGCTTGCTGAACGCCTTGCTGCTCACGCTGGATGTTAGATTGAATCTCGCGGTAATCATCTCGCTTTGTGAGATATTCTTCCCGGTCTTCAAGTTTCAATCGTTCCCAATCGGTGTTCTCTAAAGACTGTAACTGAGAATACTGATTTTGAATTGCCTGACTAGCGGCATCTACATATTGCTGACGGAACATCTGAGTTTGTTCAATTTGAGCGTGCGCCTGTTGAGCGTAAGTCTCTAACTGTTTTCTTTGTTCAGATAGCTCCTGAGTTTTCTTTGTATAATCTGACTGTCGAGAATAACCACTTACCAGTTCATCAAGGCTGACCTCGATATCTGCACCGTCAACTTTAACAATGTAAACATCGGATTCCTCTTCTCCTTCTTCCTCTTCCTCAGACTCTTCGGACTCTTCCTCTTCAGATTCCTCTTCAGATTCTTCGTCTTCAGAAACCTCATCCAATGATTCGTCTGGTTCTTCCGTGGACTCATCTTCTTCTGTAGGCTGCTCCTCTTCGTTCTTAGGTTCTTCCTCTTCGGAGCCTAGTAAACCAAGGATTGCGTTATGGGCTGCATCAACACTTTCTTCAGCAGCTATGTTGCCTTGCGGCAAGGACGGGGCAGTTTGCGTATCCGCCATTCTAATCTCTCCTTAAATATGTTGTTCTTTTTGAATCCTCGCCATCTCTCCAGTTTCTACTATACTGGTTAGATGAAGGCGAATCCTCTCCAAGAGTCGAAGTGATAACCAAACCTGTTCTCTGGCTTCGATATCACCTACACTGGAAAACTCCCAAGTGTTCTTTAAGCTTGTTTTTAATTCTGTAAATGCTTCTACTAATAAAGGTTCATTGAGGAGGCGCTTGGCTTGTTCCTCTCGTTGTTGGTCCATTTAATCATCCTATAGCTACTGCGCGTTTTTGTTCGCGCTCAAGTTGAAGTTCCTGCATTTTTAATTGTGCGTCAACTGCGTCAGCCGCAGCCACCTGTTGGATTTTCATCTTTTTTACCTCTATGTCCGCAGCCTTTATGTCCAACTCCTTTTTCTTTAATTCCATTTCCATCTGAGCCATTTGCTCTTTTGCTGATGGGCCTTCCTTCTTTGGTTGCGGTGGTGTTAAGAAATCATCTGTATTCTGGTAGCCCATTGCTTTGATAAGAGCTTGTCCAAGATTATACATATTCTGTTCTGTAACAATAGGTAGTCCACCCTGCATGGCTTGGGATGCAAACTGTATCATTTGAGACAGGTGCGCCATCTGTTGGTCTTTTGATCCGTGACCTAAAGCAACAGAGACTGTGCAATCCATTTTATCATTCCACATATCAGGACGCACAGGAACCCACTCATTACGCAACATTACAACGCGCTCTTTATCTTGATTCTTTAATAGGAGAGCGTAGATCCTATTCATCAATTCTTTAACGCCCGTCTCGGCAAAGTTTCTTGCAACCAGTTCTATGCGAGACTGTGCACCAGTCATTACTGCATTCACCGCTGTAGCTGTGGTATGCGATGTTAATGCTTTATCGTTAAGTCCTTGAGAGTATTTAGATACCCCAGCCCTGCCCTCTCTTACTGAATCTAGGTACTCAAGCATTTGAAATGAATGAGCTTCTAACGGGGGAGTGGCTAAAGGTGTAATTGCATTAGGGGACTTAACTCTAACAATGCCTCCGGGTCTTTGGGTTAATAGGTCATCAAGGTTAGCCTGACCCTCAAGTACTGCGTACCTACCAAAGTTCTGGTTATACATATTGTCCATAAGATTTCGAATCAAGGTGCTCTTGATTAGTTGCAAATCCATTACCAGATCAGCAATACTTAACCCAAAAAACTTGTGAGGTATCTTCACTGGAGTTATAGATACGAATGGAATCTCATCGATCTCTTCGTTAGCTATAATCTCTTTACCAACTGTACAGACCTTTCTTAGCTCTGCAATCCCATCACCATTGAAGTCTGTTTTTAAAAAGCTCTCATGCAACCAGTACTCACGCAAAGCCTCTTCTGTTTCGCTTGAACTTCCCCAACCAGATTCATACTGCGCGGAATCATCAAAAGCATAACGAGCAAGACGTTCAGCAGAGAAGTTATCCATGTCATCTCCACCCGCCCCTAGTAGCGCTGGGTCGAAATCATAATCAGGATACATCTCTCTAAGATCAGACAAACTCTTTCTCACACGATGACAGACGAATCTAGCATCCTGTATAGTTTTGGACTCTCTAGCAATTAGAAATTCATCAGGCGGAACATTCTCTATCTTTATCTTACCGTTAGTGCTTCTACGCTTTATGACAACATTATGTAGAGGCTCTTGCTCAAGAAATTCAGTATGCTCTACAACTTCAACGTCATCACCTAGAAGTAATATTTCAAACTCTTGCTCAGTTAATCTACTATACTCTTCTCGTTGAGCGTCTTCGTATTCTTCCCACCACACTTTGACTATTCCATTCTTGGAAAGCAAAGCGTCAGTGAACCACGAATACAATATCTCCCAGCCCTCGTTGTCTTTGGTAAATACATAGTTGACGTAATCGCTAGCTTGTTCTGCTGCCTTTACATCTTCAGGGCCATGAGGATTAAACTTAACCATCTCGTCACCAGACGCAAAGATACGCATCAATGATGGCTTGATCCACTCGATAGTATCCTGAACAGTAGAATCAACAAACTGGCTACGACCCTCTACTTCGTTACCAAAAGGTAGCGCATAGTAGTAGTCCATAGCCATTTCTCTCTGCTTGGAGATTTCATCACCATAACCTAAAGAGTCAGTGATCTCTCCCTGAATCCTTTGTAATAGTTCTTCTTCGCTATATTCGTCAGACAATACCGTAATTCCTATACTGTACTTCGTTAGTCCATGTTGGGTCTTCACCGGATACGGCAAAGCGTTGAGATTGAAAAGCGTACCGTGTAGCGCTCATTAAATCATCCCTCAAAGGTACGACCTTTCCGTCTTTTCTATGATACATCCTAAACTCTTCAAACCAATCATTCAGCGTGTTAAATACTTTGAACTGTTTCTTCTCCATCTTTTGAAGCATCGCCATAACACCCTCTTCAATAGAGTTAGAGCCTTTCTTCTCCCCTAATGCAGCTGGGTTACTAAAGTGTTCAAGTAGAAAGTTACATCCCAATACCCTGTACTGATCTGCTAACCCCGGATTCCCCATCGAATCCCGCCTATTCCCATCATGCGGGTATGCTATAGGTATGAAATGCGGCCTTGTTTTTATACCTTGTGCGTGTACAGCAGGACTTGCTTTGGATGCTCTGTGACAGTCATAAATGTAGAACATCTCTTCTTCTAGGTCTATAGCGCACCAGACTACTGCTGTTGGGTGATCCCAACCAAAGTCTATAGCCGCTATTCTGGGCCAATGAGACTCTATAGGGATAGGATCCATCATTATATCTTCTTCGGCTATGGGGAATATCAACCCAGAACCAATAGAAGGCCGACCATATCTCCTCATTTCTCTCTCATGAGGGGAGTAGGCAGAAAGAATCTGGGCCATCACATCCTCAGACAGATGGCCAGATCCTCCCTTCATGGACGTTACCTTCTCAGATGCGTCATCCCAAGTCGCATTTGTTAAGGATTGTCCTTTCTGTAGCCTGTTTATAAAGGCCGCTACAGTCTCCGTCATGCCCGCTTCAGGAGTAAAGGTCATGTAAACCATGCCTCGCCTATCAAGTGTACGGGTGACAGCCTGTGAATATAGCTCTCTGCTTGGTTCCTCGTCCAACCAGACAACATCCACTGACCTACCCTGCCACTTTTCCACACCCATCTCATACGCTTTAAAGTGTAAAGAAGAGTTCGCCCCGGTGATGTGACGTATTAAAGCCACACTTTTCGCATTTGGGACACCCGGTTTCCGCTCTGTTTTTATTATATATTGTTTCGGAATGGCACCGGAACCAAATGCTTCAGGATCATCAGGGGAACCCAATAGCTCTGCTTGTACGATATCTCTTGTTGTTTCGTTTGATACACCACCAGCCCACGCTGTGATTGGCTGGGTATGAACCCTGCCTTCCCACCAATCAGGGTATATCCCTGTTAAGTGATAAGACATCTCTGCTGCCCCACAGAAAGACTTACCTATTCGGTTAGCTGCCATGAGCAGCCTTTGATTGGCATCACCTCCTGTTTTATGGAACTTGACTTGGTAAGGGTACGGGTCATAAAGGTCGATCTTGTTGAATCGCTCTCTACGCCTTAACTCCCTCAGTATTTCAATAGATCGTTCAGTGCTTGAGGAGTTGGGCAAGTTCCTTTTCCAAGTCGTCTTTTGACGTTGATTCGATACTGGAAGTCTGTACTCTATCTATGGGCTTCATCCCAGATCGATCCAGAACATCCTTCACAGCAGAAAGTCGTACTGCTTCTGACTCTGCGCTCTCCACTAAGGTTCGTAGCATAGCCAAAGATACAGGAACCATGTCCTGTACCATCTTCTTTGTGCGGTCTTCTATCTCTTGGAAGAACCTTTGCTTTAATTCGTAACCCTTCTGCCCAGCAGTCTTTGCTGAGTAACCAGCGACTATAGCGCTCTGGGTAGCATTGCCTGTTAGACAATACTGGTCAACGAATTTGTCTTGTAATGTGTTCATTTCTTCCTTCTAAGTAAAGCGGCATTCTCATCCATGCGCCCATATATGCCTGTTCCTGCCTTCTTTGAGCGTCTGTAACCGTCGTGATTAAGGTATTCGTCGGCAGCGGCATCCCTTTTACCCTCCCTTAAAAGCTTAACAAACTTATCATTGCTTCTTATGTTGCCACGAAAGGCCATATCAACTAAGGCTGAACGCATACCTTCATCCATCTCACCATACCTCTTAGGGAACATGTCCTCAATTTTGGTTATCTTTTCTGTTATATCCTCATCAAGCAACCCAGATGCTTCACCCGGAGTAGCCCACATACCCATACGTCTACCACCATCTTCGTTTGAGTGACCAACACCCTGCAACTCTCCCTTCTTGGAACTGAATATATCAGTATATGGAAACGCCATATAACCCTCTTCCTCAACCATCCTGTCAAATAACTTCCTTTTCCAAGGATCTTTGAAGCTGCTCTCTAAAGGGAAGATGCTCTGGGTAAGATAAGATATTCCTTCATTAGCCTTCTTTAGATTTTTATTTGCCCAATCGAATATACTAGCCATGCTATCTTCTCTATATGACGTACTACTCAGATTATAGGGTTATCAAGCATTTCATCCATTTCCTTTACCTTAGAAGACACGAAGTCAGGAAAGATATATGGAACGAATGCATGGACTATCCCAACAATTGCCATCAAGAGCAATCTTGACGATAGCTTTGCAGCGTGTACTAGGTGTCTAATGTAGGTTGTATGCTCTAGATGACTCATTTCTTCTCTCTATTATTGTTTACTTATATTGCTTAAAACACCCTGATGATGAGTGGGCAGGATATATATATATAATATTTGCAGTAAAGGGGGTGGGCCTACGGATACCCCCCTAGGCACGCCGAAACGCTTACCACAGCCACTGCACCATCGGTGGACTGATCAGACACCCGATAGATGGGTT